AAAGGGCGGCCCCGAGCACCAAATTACTCTGATGCTGATTAATTTATGTCAGTTGGATTTATAAAAGTTTCCACAAACTTATAGAGAATTTCCATTCTCTGTTAATTCAATTGCATCCTTGGGGGTTTCTGGACTCGGAATAGCCAGGCTTTTCTTTTGATTGGAAAGCGTGACCAGGGGTTCTAGCAATATTTTATTCGTTGCTATAATCTGGTTTAAGCGATTAGTAATTACAATAGGCGTATGCAGAGAGAAGAAATCTTGAATATCTCTTAATAATAAGGGTCAAATTCCTTTTCACTTAATTCCTAGAGGCGGCCGAATTTTCTGTATCATTTCCATCATAAACATTCTGTCGTTTGAATATTTTCATGACATATCTTTCTCAAACCAATCGATGATCTTTCTCATGACATCACTGTCACTCGAGCCATCACGACCAGCAAAGATATAATTTAAGAATTCCTGTATATGTACCAATGCATCTTCAATTTCACTTTCCCTATGATCTTTAAATCTTTTAGCTGGATCTACCACATAGAAGTTGGTCTTATTTCGGTTTAATCCTGAGAGAGACCAAGCTGGTGTGCGATAATTATAATTATCCATTCTCCTTCCTAAACGTGGTTTGAAAGTTTCAATGCCTTCGGCAACACCTGGTATACCCCATATATGGTATTCCCATCTCCTTATACTTTCGAGGTAGTTTTCGAAGAATCTAATCATGACGATATTTGATATATCAACAGCGACATGATCAGCCACTCCTCTTATGTTTCTTCTAGCAAAGTGTTTTCCTTTGACTTTAATTACATGTTCCGATTTGTATTTCCTTATATCCATCTTCTTAAAATTGTGGAAGGCTTGTGAAAATTGCTTTAACGTTAATGCGGCTTTGAAGTCGCCGAGAGCTAGCCCATCTAGTAAAATAGTCGGGTTAGAAGCAAATTGCTGCGTTACCGCTGTTCAAGCGGGCGTAGTGGAGAAGAGGGATGTAATGTAAAAGTTACATGCCTGTATTTCCAACTTCGACAATGAAGTCCGTGCTAACTCTAAGTTAAAATTCATGAAGATTCTTAAATCCTCTCCCTGAAATCTATCATACGTCAATCTAAAAGACTCAATGTATCTAGATGCAGGTTTCATTTTCATTACCTTCCATGGTAAGGGTGTTACCTCAACCCCTCTCACTGACAATCTCTTTACGAACTCAAAGCCATTAGTACCTACTGTCTTCAAGTGTTTTGTCCTTGATGCTGGTATGTCTCAGCGTTTAAGTATATTCTCATATGATTTAGATAATTCTGGATCATTCCTTATTACGTTGTCATCTCCTAAGAGAGAGTAATTTAAAATTCTAAGGGATTTGCATCTTTCTCAATTTATTTCTAATTGGTCTCCTTTTGTTAAATCGGCGAATCCAATCAGGTAGTGGTGTGTAAGAGTAGCGATTGCTCAAGATGAAAGTAAACCCATTGGTTGACCTCTTCCATAAATTATCTCCTTTAACTCACCTTTGTCATTTATGTGTCTGACAGGCTCAATCATGATACTTGCCCAACAATCAGCAACTTCTGAACCAAACAGTTTATTAACAATCACCTTCTGTAGGGAAAGTGGTAATCTGTCGGTAAATGATTCAAGATCAAAACATTCAATTTCCATATTCGGCCCATATGGCCTGGTCCTAAGCTTCTCAAATATCTCCCTAGCTTGATAAGTTGCATCATTATACTTTATACTAGACAAGATTTTCATTACTACTCTCTCCATAGGCATCAAGGTATTCTGTGTTCAGAAATCCCCTATTACTATAGGACGAGATTTTAGTCCCGGATCTTTAATGACAGAAAGTCTGCGTAAATATCTGTGTGGAATCTCCAT